AGAGGTTGCCCACTAGCAATTGCAACTTCCCATAAAATCCGATTTATGCTTCCGGCGGCGTAACTTTTGGGTTTGCATCACCGACAATGATGTCAGCGACGGTTTCGCACCAAACTTCAAATGGCTTGGCTGGCTTGCCGGCCATTTCTCTTTTCATTGCGTGGTAAGCAAGAAACAACAGATCGGACACGCCCATTTTTTCCTGAGCTTGTCCAATCGTGTTGCCTGTTTTGTTTTCCCATTTTGCCCATTCTGCTGGATGTGCAATGTATGTCTCAGCATTGCCATCTATGTATTCGATTGTGATTGGTAGTTTCATGCTCCCGATTTCCTTTCGTTATGCCAATGTAGGTGTTGTTACACAGGTAAAAGTCATTGAAACTGTCTGTGCATCTGGTGCTGTGCCTCCAGCTGATGGAAAAATTGGCTGCACAGTAAAGTTGAAAGTGCTGCCTGATTCAGCTTCTAGGATGACAGCCAAAGGTGTGTTTGGATTTGTGTCAGCTGAATTCCAAAGCATTTCGCAAAGCGATGAGGCAACGCCCCAATCAGCAAGCATTTCCACGGCAAACGATCCTTGCGAATCGGTCGTGTAATACGCCTTGCCTTGTAAAGTTTGGTATGTATTGATTGTTGAATCAACAGTCAAGATTGCAGATGTTGCTTGTGCATCAAAAGTATCCCCATCGATGCTAAAGCTCACATTTCTGCCGGTGATGATAGTTGTGGGCATGATTTCTCCTATTGGTTGTAGTATGTGGATACTTGGAGATCGGCCGTGAGGTACTTACCGGCACCGACTTCCAAAGGTTGTGGTTGATTGACATTTCCGACTTCATAACCATTTGGCATTGCTGCAATGATTGAAATCATCAATGTTTCGAGATTGTCCAAAGCTGCGGCGTTGTTTGCGTAAGTGACAACACCAGTCACAGTCAGATTGACTTTTACTTTTGTTGTATTTTTACCAATTAAAACGCTTTCCAAATATGGTGCATCTGGAATCAAACATATGCTGGGAGAAGTCATTGTCTCTGGAATTCCGTTGTACACATTGGCTGCAATGCCTGAAAGTGCTGTTTTAAGTGGTGTGCGAATGGCTGATTCGATGCTCATTGCGCCATCGTTTCAACATCTAAAAATGGCCCGAGTAATCCAATAACTCTGTTCGTCAAGCTGCGGCCGAGAATAAATGGCGCGGGTTGGAAATTATCTGACATGATCTGATTGCCCGGAGCTGTGATGCTCTGAAATATCTCAACGGCAACAACCAAGATTGCATTTTCAATTGGTGGGGTCGATGCGTACAGCTGCGCGGCTGACCCACCGGATAGTGTAGCCGTGGCGTTAGGAATGAACGGCAACGGATATGTTCGATCAGCCGCGATTGTTGCTGCGGTAAATGTATAAGGCTCAATCCGATCATCGGTAACTGTATAAGTCGCGCTGTAAGTTCCGGCCCCGGTAACAACAACAGATTGACCCGGCACAAAGTAATTTGGCCGCTGTGTGGTGAAATAAATGACGGAATCACTCACATTGGCAAAAGTCACCGATGATTGGTATTGAGTAAGTAACGGCAAAATCGTTTGCTCAGCTGAATCAATAAATGAATCCAATTGTGCATCAGAATACAAAGAAACCGAGACACCAAGAATCGCTCTCAGCTGTGAAGCTGTAACTATTGCTGGCATCTCGGTTCCTTTCGTTTCAGTAATGTTCGGGAGCGACCATTACCGATAGTGATTTATGGGAGGTTGTTGAATTGTGCGCCGTTTGGCACCTTGGCAGCTAGTGCGCCGTAACCATAATAAAGAATATCGATGGTTCCATCGCTGTTTATGTTGCTGCGTAGCGTAAAGCGTGGAGACTCATACCATGTGTATGAATCTGGATTGACAACGACCATTGAAGAATCGGCATCAGCTGTTGTTGTACCAGCGTTACCAAATGAGCGTGAAACATAAAGATTTAGACCCGGTGAAACTACACCGCGTAGGCTGTCACCGCGAACATTTCCTGCCGCGTTGCTTGGCTGCGCCGCATTGTATAGCGGTGATCCATTGTCGTTGTAACCCATGATGTTGCCCCATTGTGTTGGTGAAACGATCAATGAGCGAGCAAAACCAAGTGATGCGCCATAAACAGCTGCGGCCGCCTTAGATGTGTATCCAAGGAATCCGGTTGCTGAATTTGCTGCCTGTGCTGTCGTGGTAGTAACTGCCGCTTGCATTGCTGCCAAAGCATACTCATCAGTCTCTTTTGCATAGGCAAATTCGAGATTTTGGAGGAGCGCGGTTAGGTACTCAGGCCGGCTGCGGTCAATCAATTCGACTGTTGAGATTGCACGGCCTTTGAAAGGCTGTACTGAAACTGAAAGAAATGTTGCAGATAGTGATGATTCTGTAACTGCATCGTTTTCGTTAATTGGCAAAACTGTGGGTACAGCCGTTACGCGAGGCAATTCGAATGTCATGCCTTCTGCAACCAATGTTTCGCGGCTGATGCCGTCGATTGTGCCACGATCAGCATTTGCAAGTGCATTGATAACCTGTGTGCTTTGTGGTGTTGGAATCATGCCCGGTGCTGTTGATGTTGTGTTATCGGCAGCCTTTACATACTGGCGTGAATCCTCATCATGCAAAACGCTTGCGCGTAGGTAGTGCTCAAGGTAAGAAACCTTGTCCACAATTGGTGAGCGTGGTGCTGTGTAGTAAGCCGGGCGCGATGCCTGTACTGGTTCGACTGCTGGAGCTGCTACCGGTTCAACGGCAGGAGCGACTGGTTCGGTAGTGTTGTCCACTTTGTCTCCTTCATTTGGGTTTGTTGTCTCTGTAACTGTTTCAGTTTCAGAATCCTCTGATGCAGCAACTTCTTGCACGCGAGCTGATCGCACAGCTGGCTCTGTTACAAGCGCGACAGCTGTGAGCTGACCATTAAGCACCTTCATGGTGCCATCCTTTTGCATTTCATAATTATCAACAGCCAATTCAATTGAAAAACCATCGCGCAAACCTTCCATCGCTTCGGTAAGTGCATCGGTGCCGGCTGTTGTGTTAGCAATCTTAAATGTGGCTGTCATTTCTTTGTCATTTACGCTCATGGCAATGCTCTTGCCAATTCTGCGTGTGTTGTCATGTTCAAGATTCAAAAAAACATCTTGTGGCTGGATTGATCCGCGAGCAAAAACAACCTTTCCCGTTGATGCATTTGCGTGCTCATTGAAAGCAACAATGCGACCGGTGATTGTTCGTGAATCTGAATCAGCTGCCGTGATGTGCATTGGTGTCGTTAGCTTCATGAGATCATATCCTCCATCTGTCTGATTTCCTCTGTGGTAATTGCACCGATTTCAAACAAAATCTTGTAAATCTCTGCACGCTCTTTTTCTGATCCGCGCAAATAGGCTTTAAGATCAAATTCCACGCGCTGTGTTGATGGCGTGAAATCCGGCATTGAGAGCCTGCTGCTAATGCTGTTCATCAACGGCAAAAGCGAAAAGTCAAGCAAAGTTTGGCGCGCCGTTTGGGCGTTTGCATATGTCATGGATGATCCAGTCGGCGCATCAATAAAGTATGCCGGAATTCCCACGGCTCTTGCTAATTCGGTCGCAATGATTTCGCGTGCAGCGTTCAAGCCAATTTGCTCTGGTGTAAATCCAACTGTTGTCAATTCAACATCGGCGTTCAAAAATGCTGTGCCACGATTTCGGCGCGCTGCGCCCCATGCATCCAACAGCTTAGCGATGCGGTCGGCTGGCAACGCTGTTCCGTTAGATTTCAAAACCATCGATGGCACAGGTTCACGCGCGTACATTGCGGCAGCTCTTTCAAGCTCTGCACCGGCGCGAATTGTGCGCCCGGCGCGATTTAACAATCCTTCATCGTTGCCATAAAACACGACAAGTGATCCAACACCTGACATTGGCACACGCGATCCATCGACTGTGTAATACTCAATTTGAGTTCCAATTGAATTCAAAAACACTCCGACACGATTGGGAGCAACGCGCCACATTTGGCGCACTCTGCCCGAATCGGCAAATAAATCAATAATTTGAAAATAACTAAACCCCGTGAAAAGTAAATCCTCACACGCCCACACCCATGATGCGGCTCCTGGTACTCGTTTGTCGGGATCAGAAATCACAACAGGTTGATCAACAATTGCACCGGTGTCTTTGTCGCGTGTAATTAAAGGAATCGTGGCAATTGAATTGCAGATCATGTTTCGTGCGCGAGCAATCGCCGGCACACTCATTGCCTCTTCGCGGCTGACAATGTAATCGGCTCCACCAAATGGAAAAAATGCATCAAGTGTTGGAGCCGGGCCGATCTGTGCAGCTA